TTGCTGTGCAATGCCAACGGCCAAAGGCGCCTTATGGTACACCCTAGATGCAAAACGCTTATACGGTGTCTGGATGGGCTTACTTATAAGTCGGGGACGAACGAACCCGATAAAACGTTAGGACTTGATCACTTGCCGGATGCTCTCGGTTATTTAGTGTGGTCAGAATTCCCCGTTTTAGTACCGCAAGTATTGACAGGGGCGCTGAGAGGCTAATGAACTTAATAACAATAAATCCCACAAAAGATGAGGCCCCAAAGAGCGCCGCCGTCCTGCTGCTAGAATCTGTATTGCAAAAAGTAAAGGACGGGGATATAATGCCCAAAGAGTTAGCCATTGTCTGCCTGGACAGAAAAGGTGGCAAACGGGTAATTGATATCAGGAACACTGACCATGATAGGTTACGAATAGGGGCGTTATTGTCTGCTGCTGCACATAGGTTGCTTGACAAGTCGCTATATGAGGATTAAACAAAATGGGAAATCTACCGTCTCAACTGGCAAAAGGCAAAGATGTAACGGGCCACATTAGAGCGCCCGCTCTCGATAATCAAGGCAACGATTCCGTTGATATGCCTTCCACTCAATACAGAGTTTTGAATGAGCGCTGGAAGATGACTAATGCCTTGATTGAGGGCACGGGAGCAATGCGAACAGAGGCCGAAAAGTTCCTGCCTGCTGAGCCTGCCGAATCCAAAGACGCCTACGATATCCGGTTGGCCCGGTCTGTCTTATTCGCCGCCTACAAGAAAACATGCACCACATCCACAGGACGCCCTTTCTCACGGCCAATCACGTTTGAGGGCTACTCCGCAAAACTGCTAGACCTCAATAAAAATATAGATTTACAGGGCAACAGCATCGATGTATTTGCCCGCCACGTTTTCTTTGATGGCTTGGCCCACGGGCACGCCTTCGTATTTGTTGACCACACGGCCCGCCCCGTGGATGCTCCGACGCTGGAAGATGAGCGCGTCAATGATCTACGCCCGTTTTGGCGGAAGATCAGGGCGAGTGATATCATCGGTTGGCAATCCGAAAGCAGGGGCGGCAAAGAATATCCTATCCAAGTCCGAATCAGGGAAGAGGAAGCCGTCCCCGATGGAGATTATGGCGAGAAGGTACGTCACAGAGTTAGAGTGCTTAAGCTGGGAGGGTTTGAGTTATTCGAGCAGAATGATAAGGGGGCCTGGGCACGAATTGACGACGGGCAATTCTTAAAGGCCGATGGCACGGTACTAGATAAGATTCCGTTAGTGCCTTTCTATTCAACATTGCCGACGGCCCTGTATGTCACGACCCCGACTTTGCTTGATTTGGCTTACATGAACGTGTTACATTGGCAGTCACAATCTGATCAAGAAAACATCGTCCATGTTGCCCGTGTGCCTATTCTTTTCGGCAGTGGTTTTTATGATGGGGATACAATTCAGATAGGCTCTTCAAGATGGATCAAAGGGCCTTCTGATTCTAAGTTGGCCTATGTTGAACATTCGGGCGCTGCTATCCAAGCGGGCCGGGATGCATTGACTGACCTGGAAAATAGAATGCGGATCATGGGAGCCGAAATCTTGGTTCGTGATCCGGCAAGAGTGACCGCAACACAGAAGGTGATTGACTCCGACGAAGCAACAAGCGAATTACAGGATATGGTTACGCGCTATCAGGATTTCTTACAGCAGTGCTACACCATAACCGCTGAATGGTTGGGAGAGGATGAAGCCTCAGTAGGAACGGCCACCATTTACAAAGATTTCGGATTGTCTGCTGCTTCATTCCAAGAAGCCACGACCCTTTTGCAATCGAGATTAGCAAAGCAAATAACGCAAGAGACCTACCTACAAGAAATCAAGCGGCGGGGCCTGCTTGGGGATGATGTGGATGTTGAGATTGAGGTGCAACTCACAGAAGCCGAAGGCCCCGACGATGATGATGAAAACGATGATGACTATGGAAAGGACTAGTTAGATGGATTACGCTTACCCAAGGCTTAACGGGCGGGAATTATCCAAGGCTCAGAAGGCCACGTTCGACGCTTGGCGGAAACGGTTTGAGGTCACGATAAGCCATTCTCTGCCTTCTCTATTGTGGAAAGATATCAGTATATTGGCGCATAATATGGCGCTGGATGTGGTGGAAGCAAAGGCGATTATTACTATACGCCCAAGAGAATAGACAATGGTTAAAGCGGTCAATGATGTTATACGGGATGATTTTAATTTACACGCTATTACTTTGGACAGATTGTCTGAGTCAGAGCGTAAAAAAACGTTGACCGCACTGCGTAAAGTAGAGAAAGAACTTATTGCAACGCTTAGAGGCTCAAAGAAACTGACGGCCTTTAATGCTGCACGAACAGAAGCCCTCCTACAACAGACACGGGCCACAATAGCCCGTAATTATAAGACTATAAGCACAGCCCGATTAAAGGCTCTTAGAACTGTCTACGAGACCGAAAAAACTTATGCAAAAAATGTAATAAATCACGCTATCGGTTCACCCATCCTATCGGTTCGCCTTGATCCACGGGTAGTTAAGGCGTCGGTGGATGGTACGCTTATTGCTGGCGCTCCATCTTCGCAATGGTGGAGCAGGCAAAAAATAGGCTTGCAAAATAAGTTTGAAGCAGCGGTAAGAACCGGGGTACTGTCCGGGGAGACCAACGCCCAAATCATCCGGCGGATTCGTGGCACAGCGAAGGGCAAATATAAAGACGGCGTGTTAACAGCCCCGCCTAGTGCTGGTCTCATGAAAAAATATCAGCGGGACGCTGCCGCCTTGGTTAGAACATCCGTGCAGGCGGTGGCAAATAAGGCCCGCCGGGATTTGTACACTGACAAGGGCAGCGCTCAAGTCATCAAGAAGGTTCAACAGATTTCTACGTTGGATTCTAGCACTACCAATATTTGCAAGTCATATTCCGGCCTGACGTGGCTTATCGTTCACAATAAGGACGGCGTGGACTATCGCCCGGTTGGGCATGATAAGGCTTTCGCCAATACTGACGCTTACGGTGGTCTGCACTATGGCCCTCCCCGACACTGGGCTTGTCGTAGCACACTTAACCCCGTTACAGCATCTTGGGCGGAGTTGTCAGGAAAGAAAATTGAAAATACCACTTTCCAAAAACGGTATAGAGAGCGGTTGAAAAAGCGCGGATTCAGTGACGCTCAGATTGATACAATGAAGGGCAAGACACGGGCGGCAATGGATGGGGCCGTAGCAAGAGAAACCGATTATAACGCATGGTTGAAAGATCAATCGGAGGCCCGCCAAATAGAAGCCCTTGGCCCAAGACGACAGGAACTATGGAAAGAGGGCCGCATAAAAAACGTGCGGCAACTGACCGATAACTCTGGTCGTCCGTTGAACCTTGGCGCCTATGTGAAAAAGAGCCTACCGAAAACGACCCCGGCCCCGAAGCCTGTTCCCAAGCCGAAGCCCAAGCCGAAGCCCAAGCCGAAGCCGAAGCCCAAGCCGAAGCCCAAGCCCAAGCCGAAGCCCAAGCCGAAGCCTGTTCCCAAGCCGAAGCCTGTTACTAAAACAGGCATTATGCCCGCACTCAAAAAGCAAAATATAGACGTTCGGGATAAGTTGCAAGGGGCGTTGGTGAATTATGATGATCGGCTACGAAGCATAGTGGATAAGGCGCCGCTGTTGAATGCCATCGTTGACGAAGTCTCCAGTAAACCTTCTCGTTATTTGCCATCGAGTCGAACTATACAGATGGTGAAGGGTAGTTATGAGGATCAATCCTTAACGATGCTCCATGAGACTATGCATCATATCGATATGACCAATACTCAAGTATTGCAGGGCACAAGGCTTGCCAACATGCCCGGCTTGTCATGTGCTGCTCATGAGGAGATTGATAAGGCGGCGCGGACGCTATTAGGCAATGTAGAAGCCGTGCTCGAAAAGAAAGAGTTCGCATGGGTTCGAGTAGTGCAAGGAATGCCGGGGGCCACTCGAAAGACGCAGTTAGAATTCTTAAAGGTAATGATGCATGGAAAAGGGCAAGCGGAAGACTACCTTAGCATATTGCGGCAGATGCGCAATGCTGACATTGAGCAGATTGCTTATGTAATGCAGCAGTCTACAACGTTTAAGTATGTTGATAGCAGGGCCGTATCAATCAAACGAATGATAGCCCGTTCTAAGAGTACAATGAATAAGTACAATGCAGCAAAAAAGGCCTCTTGGACAAAAAGCACATACGACAAGGCCCCGGATAAGATGGCCGCTCTTGACGATAAGATAAAGGCTACGAGAAAGGCCGGAAATAATCCTTTCACTGATATTGAATTAAAGCAGATGGCCCCGGTTATAGGCGACCGCGCCGAGTTGATTGCCGCCATTGAAAAGAAGGACGCCCGGTCTTTCTTGCGTAGCGCGCGGGGATTAGTTGGCGGTTATAGCAGCGTAGAAAATGATCTATACGGCTCCTTAAACGATTACTTTGCCGCTATGACTAAAACAAAGATCGGTTTCGGTCACTCCGCCGACTATTTTAACAAGTACCGGGTGCGTGATTTAGGCTCTACGACACGCTACCCCATGCAATCGATGGAGGCATGGGCGCAGTATTGGCCGCTGACTACCCATAAAACGTATGGGCCATTATTCAAAAAGATATTCGAGTATTTCACGCCGGGAGTATCGAGTAAGTTTGAATCACTAATGCGGAGTATTAAATAATGCTTAAAAAGATGAATGTTAAACAGGCCATAGGTTGGATAAATGCTTACCGGGATGCTTATGATGATTCCCCCGCCACATGGGGCCAGTCGAAAGCATGGATAGTACGGGCGGGCCAACTATGCCGCAATAATTTAATAGACGTGGAAAAGGCCGACAGAGTGCCCGTTACAGATGAACTGCTAAGAGAATCCCTTCAATTAGACCCACTCCCTCCCGGTACTGTAATATAGCCTTGCAAGTTACGAATTTTATGATATTATGATATTATAATGTTAGGTCATTATAATATCATGCTATTATGTTTAGTAACACAAACTAACTGACCCGGAGGTCAAAAACGATGTTGGCATATCAAAGAACCACACTAGAAGGCTTAAGCGATATTGAAAAGACACATTACAAGGAAAAGGACGGCAAATTCTTCTTAGACGTAGATGATAAGGAAGATACGCGCGTTAAGGGGCTGATTAAGAATCGTAATGAAGCCTTTGCCGAGAAGGAAGCCCTACAAATAAAACTTACTGCCCTGGAAGCCGGGAGCGGAACGGCCCTTAAAGAGGCCTTGGCTAAAATAGACGTTCTGGAGAAGACGAAGGGCAAAGCGCCCGACGTTGAAAAGCAATTAACCCAAATCAAGATTGATTTGGAAACAGAGTATAAAAGCAAATTGGATGAAAAAGACACCCAATTAAAAACTATTCAAGCTCGCGTTTCACAGTCCCAGCGGGACACTGCAATTAAGGACGCCTTGATTAAGACCGGAGTCAAAAGCGGGGCGTTAGATATGATGAGTGTCTTTTTGCGTGACCGGGTAGATGTTGTTGAAGGCGATACCGGAGCCTTTACCGTTCGGATCAAAAAAGAGTCGGGCGAAGGTCACGAAGTATCAACGCAGGATGGCTCAGTATTTAAGACAGTGGGCGAGTTTGTTGAAGAAATAAAAGTTAATAAAGATTTTGGCTTTGTTTTCGATGGATCAAAAGCCAGTGGCAGCGGGGCTGTTAATACCACAGGAACGGGATTGCCAGCGGGCGAAGGTAACAAATTCGCTAACGTTAAATCTCGTGCAGACTTAAAGGATGCAAGCACGAAAACGGCTTACTTAGCAGCACTGACAGAGGCCAACGGCGGAGATAAAGAAAAGGCTAGTGACGCCTTCTTTGCTCTCCCGGCCACCGCGCCAAGCGGTTAAATCCAAAGCAAAGAGGTAAGAACAGATGGCTAGTTCAGCAGGAACTATAGACAATTTCACCATTTATGATTTAGAATACTTTACGGGACTTACAGAGGTTTTGCTGCAAAATGCTAACGTGTTTAATGCGGCCTCTCGAAACGCGATTCGTATTATACCCCGCCAAATCCGGGGCGAATACGAGAAAACAACCTTCATGAAGAACATTGCCTCCTTGATTACCCGGCGTGATCCTTCATCGGTTGCGGTCGTGGCCGACAAGGCGCTATCTCAGGGCGAGCACGTTAACGTTAAGTGCAACCGCATGATTGGCCCTGTCGCGGCTACAAAAGATTCTTTCCGAAAGATTGCCCAGTCGCCCGAAGAACTCTCTTATATTCTCGGCGAGCAGGCAGGCGCGGCGATTGCTGTTGATTATCTCAACACCGCGATTACTTCCGCTGTGGCAGCGACTAAGAGCAACGCTGCTCTCGTCAAAAACTATGCCACTACCACTATTACTCACAAAAAGTTACTCGAAACTATGGCCCTTATGGGCGACAGAGCCTCAAGAATCGTTTGTTGGGTTATGCATTCCAACATTTATTATGATTTAGTTGGTCAGGCTTTGACTGATAAGATCGTGAATGTTGCGGATATGGCCGTAGCGGAAGGTATCACCCCGACGCTGGGCAAACCGACTATCATTTCAGATAGTGATTCTCTGGTTTCGTTGAACTCTCCATCTTCTGCCGCCGATGACACTTACCATGTGCTCGGTCTGACTGAAGATGCGATGCAAATCATCGAATCTGAAGAGCGCGACGCTATTCTCGCCCCTGTTTCCGGTCTGGCTAACTTGGTCATTCGTTGGCAAGGCGAGTATGCCTATAACATGGGCCTACGTGGTTACAGTTACAAGACCACCGCCGGAGTCAATCCGACTGCCGCCACCCTTGCGGCTTCCGCCAATTGGGAGCAAGTCGTAACAAGTGACAAGGATTGTCTTGGAGTAATGCTTAACGTTAAAGCCGCATAAGCACTGAGGAGAAACTGAATGCGCGTTCTTGTTTTTTCACCCGGCCCGCCAAGCCGTAGCGATGCACTCTTAAGGCAGTTTACTAGTTGGCTCTCCGAAAACGGCTGTTCTATTGGATGGCGTTACTTTGGGGCCTACAAAGAATACGAGCCTGCTGACATCGTGCTTACGGTTGGGTGGAATCACACCATAGCGCAGATTCATAGAGATCAAATAGCAACCGGGAAACCATCCTTATCTATCTCAGATGGATTTCTACGGCGTGGATGGGCGCCCGGTTCATATTTCGCAATGACGAGAAACGGCCTACATGCCTATGGTGATCAAATAGGCAGTATGCCGGGTGATCGTTGGTCTAAGTTAAAAATAAAACTTCGCCCGTGGCAAGACAACAAAGAGGGACACATTCTACTTGCACATCAACACGTTGATACTTGGGACGGGCACTCACGACAGCCTTGGTTTACCTTGGCAATCGAACGGCTTAAGAAGATAACAGGCAGAGAAATTGTGCTTCGCCCACATCCACGGGATAAGAGCCACGGGGCCTTACCCAAAGGGTGCCTTATATCGAACCGTAGTTTTAGGGAAGACTTAGAGGGCGCGTGGGCGGTTGTAACGTATGATTCTAATATGGTTGTTGAAGCCTTGCTGCACGGGGTTTCGGCATTTACACAAGGAAAAACGAAGGCTGATCCGTTGGCATGCCGTGACTTAGAGCAAATTGAAACGCCACAGCATCCCGATAGGCAACAATGGGCGCATGATTTGGCTTATTGTCAATGGAGTGTGAACGAATTAAGGGCGGGCTTGCCATTTATGCATTTAATTGATAACGGGTTAGCATCCCCGGTAGATGTCCCAGCGGTAGAGGCAGATTATGAATATGCCAGCACATGGGAGACCTTATCAGACGCTCTGACTGATTGGAATGTCAAGAGCGGTCAAACTCCCGCCGACGTAATTCGAGAAATTGCAAATCCGGCCTTGGCCGATGCAATCAGCGCTAGGCGGGATCACTTCCTCCGCATGGAGCCTCCCGGATTGGTTGAGTACTTAACGGATAAGGGCATTAAAGCCAATATACGCGAAGCCAAAGAATTATTAGTAGGCCGATGCATACACGCTTCAATGTGACGGGACAGGCCATGAATGGCGCAGATACTTGAGGATTTCACGAACGGCTCACAAATGGGACGGCGAAGCACGGAGACAGACGAGCAGCGCCGGGAACGATGGGCCGCTTTAACAAAGGCGGCTCTTGTAAAGGTAGCCCGCGAAAGATACGGGCTAGGGCTTAAAGGGACTAAAAAGAATATGTTGGATACGTTCCTTAAGCAGACTATCGGATAATTGGAGATAATAAGATGGTTATTGCTACCACTGAAATTCCAGAAAAAAACCCTACGATTACCCCGGTTGGGGTAACTAAGCAAGCCGGAGAAAACACGGATAAGAACTTTTCCGCTACCGGATCACAAGCCAAAGTGCTGAATGTTGCACAGCCCAACACGCCCGCAGGTAACTAATAATGGCTCTAATCGTTGAAACGGGCGCAGTGGTGGCGGGGGCCGATTCCTATATAACGAGCGCGGATGCGTCGGCGTTTTTGGACTCTGTTTATTCAGAGTATGATACCAAAGCGGCGGCGTATCTCGGCCTTAGCGCCAATCGGCGGGATGTTATTTTACGGCAAGCGGCGTATGCGCTTGATCGGAAGTATAGGAAACGCTGGAAGGGTTCTAAAACCGTTCAAACCCAATCGTTAGATTGGCCCCGTTACAACGTGCAGGATGAGGACGGGTTAGATGTCCCTAGCACAACTATTCCGCGCCGTATGCAACGTGCTCAATGTGAGATTGCTATGAGGATAGCAGACGGCGACGATATATTTGAAGATCAGGCCCACGGAGGCCGTGTTAAATCGGAGGAGGTGGACGTTATATCAACTTCGTATTTTGCGGATGCTTCCACGGAGACCGTATTTGAAGGGGTAGACGCCCTCTTAAGCGGTCTGCTCGAAAATGAAAACAGAACAGTAAGGGCTTAATCATGGGATTTTATGACGGAATGTTAAAGACGGCTTCTCGGCTCATTAAAAAGTACGGTGGTACTTTTTCGTACACCCAAGTTGCCGCATCCAATTACGACCCCACTGATAGAACCCAATCGGCCACGGATACAACATATTCAATCCGTGGAGTACGCACGAAGACCAAGCAGGCTTTTATTGAGGGCACATTAGTTGAAAAAGGCGATGCGCGCTTCTTATTGGACGCTAAGGCTCTGCTCTTTACACCACGGCAGGGGGACAGGCTATTAATAGGGGGTGATACGTTTTTCGTTGATTCCATTCAGGCTGTTGGCCCTTCCGGGGCCAAGGTAGTTCTATACATCTTAGTATTGAGAGCGGGATAATGGCAAAAGCAGAGAAGGGCGCAGGGCGTAAGCGTGTTAAGTTTATGCGGTCAACAAAGACCCGTACTATTAAGCGGTTCGATGCTGACTTAAAGCAATTAGCCAAAAACTTAGATATTAATTTCGGCTCTGCTGTCCAAAAGGTTGTATACGATTTATTTGCCGCTGTTAACTTTCTCTCTCCCGTTAGAACGGGGCGCTTTCGTGCATCGTGGGGGCTGTCTCAGGATGCCATCCCGGATGATCCGGGCGCCCCTCCCAGTGCATCGGATGAGCCTAACTCAGTTGATATATTAGCCGAACAAAAGAAAAGAAACTTCTTAGATCATCAGCGCGCTTATGCTTTATGGTATGTGTTTAATAATTTGCCATACGCCAAGCCGCTGGAAGAGGGCCACTCACAGCAGGCCGCACATGGGATGCTCAATTTAGCGTTGGCCGAAGTTGAAGCAGACGTCGATTCTACATTGGATGCAATTTTAGGATAAACTACCATGTCTATTTATGCTACCACTACTGAAATACAATCCTTTTTTAAGGCTCAGTGGGCCATTCAAGGGCGCGCTGAGTTGATAGCATATCAGGGATATGAGAACGACGCCCAACGGTACGCCAAGGGCAACACCGCTTGGCTAAGAATATCTCGCAATGAATCTGACGCCCGACAAAAAACAATGCAATCAGAAGCGATTTACCGGGCTACCGGTCAGATAACGATCCAATGCTTTCAAAGGGCTAAAACGGGTACTGACATTGCCGAGAAAATGAGCGACGCTGTTATAAGTATATTTCGACAATTTGCTATTAACGGCGTGAATTCCGGCTTAATAAGAAACATCCCCGGTACTTCTCCGAATGCTGACATAGTAGGAATTGATCCGGGCGGGTGGTTTCAAATAAATGTAGTTATCCCTTATATAAGGGATACGCGATAAGGAGTAATTCTCATGGGAAACAACGCCGAGAGTGACCAGACACAATTAGCGATATATGAAGAAAGCGCGTGGGGGGAAACGCCGTCGTCCCCTGCTATGGAAGAGATTCCTTTTTCCGGCGAGAGTTTGGCCCACATCAAGCAGACCACTAATACAGACACCATCCGAAAGGATGCACAGGTAAACGCTAATCTTGAATTAGGGGCCAGCGGTGGCGGCGCTATTAACTATGAATTAATTTTCGGGGATTATGATAAGTTGATAGAAGGCGCCTTGCGGTCAAGTTTTGTTACGGCTTCTGTTACAGCGGCTTCCGTTTCATTCGATGCGGCTACTCAACAGATAAGGGATTCAGGGGACGGCTTCACAGAGTTAGCCGGGTTCACTCGCAATATGTGGGTTAATGTAAAGGACGCCTATAACGCCGAAAATAACGGGCTATTTCGAGTTACTGGTCGCGCCGATGGTGCGTTGACCGTAGCGAATGGCGCTTCTAGTCTAGTAGACGAAGCCGCCGGAACACCCTTTACAGTTGCGGGAAAATACATAAGAAATGGAGTGGAAAAGCATTCCTATCTTATTCAAAAGGGCTTTACCGACATTACCAAATACATCTATTATCCCGGCTGTGTCGTGGGTGGAATGACGCTCAATCTTAACGCTCTCGGCATCTTAAACGGTGTCTTTCAAATTCAAGGTAAGCAAGGCGTCCCGATAGATTCCAGCATAGCGGGCTCAATTGCTGACGCGAGCACGAATGAACAGGTTACGGCCTCCGCTAATGTTGGCACTATCTTAATGGATAATGCGGCTATCGGTATTCCTCTTAAAGGAATCGTTTCTACCATTGATAACGGGCTACGTGAGCGCCCCCAATTGGGAAGCAAGTATTCTAACGGAATCGGGCGCGGCAAGTTCACACAGAGCGGCTCTGTAGAGGCCTATTTTGAAGATCATACCCTCTACAATAAGTTAGTTGATCATACGCCCGTAATCCTTACTTGGCGCGTCACTGATATTGACGGAAACGCCTTTGTATTCACAATTCCAAAGGTATACTTTAACGCAGGCAGTCCAGATGCATCGGGTGGAGAAGATGATGTAGTATTGCCGATGGATTTTGACGCGCCTGTTAACAAAGACACCGGGTATGATTACACCCTACAAATCGATGCAATAGAGGTATAAAAAACAAATGTCTATCTTAATTGATCTAACCACTAAGCAGAAAAAGAACTACACCGAAAAGCGCACCGTTCATATATTCCATGCGGACGAAAGTAATATTTATGGATTATCGGACGGGTGGTATGAGTGGGCGGAAGAGTCCCCCGTTGCTAAAAAAGAGTGCGGCACGGTAACAGTATCCTTTCTGCCCAATGAACCATATCGGCGCTGGTTACGGGATCAGGCCCTAAAGAACAAAAAGCGCATTCGGCGCGGGGCCTTAACGCTGACCGATATCGATAAGATAGACATCCGGGCCGTTGCGATGTTTGGCTTGCATGCCTGGACAGGATTTAAGGAAGCATCCACGACCAAGGACGCCCCTTACACGGTCGAATCTGGTTATAATGCCATGTTCAATGATGAGGCCTTTCTTTTGTTTATCTGTGATCTATGCCAGGATGAAGAGTTATTCGGCAATGAGGCAGCGGCGGAAGAGGAAATAGTAAAAAACTAACGGCTTGTCTCACTTACTCCGTCAAGTTTGGTCATAAAAAAGAGGGAGACAAGTTATCAGATGATGAATGGTTCAAGGAATTAAAAAAGGAAGGATGGGAGGGACGGCTCCCGGATGAGGAAAAGCCGGAGGTAGAGCCAGATAATGGCGACCTTTGGCGGTCTTTTTGGGAACTAAGCCACTCGCGCCCCGTCGGCTTTGGAAGAGGGGCGATAACTTACGAGTCTATATCTTCTTTTTTGGATGAGGAAGAAATTATAGTAATAGAAGATAGGGCGTTCTATCGTCGTATCTTGCAACAGGTAGACCGGGCTTACTTGGATATGATGGGGACGAAGGGTAAAAAATAATGGTTAAAACAGGAATAGCCTTATTCATCGATTCCCAAAAAGCCAAAAAGGGCGCGGATGAGTTCAAGTTATCCTTAAAAGGATTATCTGCCGCTGCGCGTAAGCATTTACGGAGCATGGCGGACTCGGCGCAAAAGCACTTTAAGCGAATGAAGGGCGGCTTTCTTAAATTAAAGGCCGTCTTTGCTACATTGCGTAAGGCTCTGTTTTCACTATCGGGCGCCTTTGCTGTCTTTGGCGTGGCGCTAAGTGGTAAAGCCCTAGTTGAAGCAGGTCTTAAAATGGAACGGTTGGCAACTGCTATTAGAGCCGTTTCTGATTCAGCGGCGGACGCTGCCCTACACATGTCCTTTATAGATGAAACCGTGGAGACGTTAGGCCTTGACTTAGCCACCACGGCCAAAGCATACGCACAGTTAACAGCGTCAGCGCGCGGGACATCCTTAGAAGGCAATAGGATGAAGAATATCTTTATTGGTGTTTCTGAAGCCGCTAGAGCGCTCAGTTTATCGGCTGACGATACAAGCGGAGCCATTCGAGCCATTACGCAGATGATATCTAAGGGCACGGTGCAAGCCGAAGAACTCCGGGGCCAATTGGGCGAACGTATCCCCGGCGCCTTTAATATTGCGGCGGAAGCGATGGGCAAGACTACCAGAGAACTCGGTAAAATGCTCGAAATGGGACAGGTCACGGCAGCGGACATGCTCCCTAAAATGGCAAAGGTTCTGCACGAACGCTTTGGCAAGGGGGCGAAAGATGCGGCTATGGGTACTATTGCCGAATTCTCCCGGTTCAATACGTCCATCTTTCGGCTGTCCGCTACAATCGCCAATAGTGGGATAAATCAGTCGCTTGCAGAATTGTCGAAATCCTTTACTAAATTATTTAATGATCTTGTTTCTAGTGGATTGGCTGAATCGTTCGGGCGAATCGTTGGAAAGTCTTTCCTTTATATAGGCGAGTCCATAGGGTGGGTACTGTCCTTATTGCCTAAATTCTATACAGGAATAAATGAATTCTACGATCAAATCGCTAACCGGGCGTTGTCCGTTTGGGAGGGCGTTTCATTCAACGATATAAATAAACTGTTCGAGCAGGAAAAGGCAGGCGCCGCCGCTAAAGCATTCGGGGCGAAAGAGAATGGATATAAGCCCGACTGGGATGATGTAGGGGATGGCGGTCTTAGTGATAAAGAAAAGAAAAAGGCCGCTATGGAAAAAGCCATAAAGGGCCTGGATGAATACAGGAATTCTTTAATGTCATCCACGATGGGCTTACAGCGTCAGACTGATTTCGTTTTAGAGAATGGCGTTGCCTTGGACATTCAAAATAAAGCCTATCGACACCTACAGGCCGAATTAGACGCTACCAAGCAACTGAGGGAATCCGGGTTAATGGGAACAAAGCAATCCGGGGAACTTTTGCGGGGCCTGACGACAACCATTTATAATAATATAACTGCACAGGCTGAATTAGCCGCTCAAATTAAAAAGGTAAATGAAGAACGGGCGCACAGGGAATTAGTGGTCAAGACCCTGGATGACTTAATAACAGAGCGGAATAATTTAACTTTGTTAAATGACGCCCGTAAACAAGGAATCAAAGAATATAAAGACGCTGCATCCTCCATAGACGCCCTGAATATTTCTCGTAAAATTGGCCTCTCCATGCATTCGGCGGAAAGTAAAAATATAAAAAGCATCATTGGAGATATCCAAAACTTAGAGGAAGAGTTAAATAAGCCTATTCATCGAACCTGGACAGAGGGAGCCATAGAGGGCCTGGACAAATACAGGGACGCCATTAAGGATGTTGGCTCCGATGTAGAGGACGCTGTCACGAACAGTGTAAAAGGCATGGAGGACACATTCACCACGTTCTTTTCAACTGGCTCTTTTGGCTTTGAACAGTGGGCGGATTCAGTACTAAATGATATTAACCGCATTCTCACTCGTCAATTAATAGTCGGGCCGATGATAGATGTTATTAAGGGCTTCGGCAGTGGGGGCGGTGGTGGAATATTAAGTAATCTATTTGGCGGCGGATCATCCGGCGCCGGGGCGGTTACTCCTTTGCCTATGGCAACCGGAGGAATCGTAACGCAACCGACTAACACTATATTAGGGGAATCAGGGCCGGAGGCTGTTATTCCATTGTCCAGAATGCCCGATGTAATGCAGGCGCAAGAGACGAGCAGCAATGTTAATATAACCGTTAGCCTAAAAGATGAGACGGGCGGTAATGTAATGATTTCTGAGAGACAAACCGCTCAGCAGATAGGCGCGGCAGTAGAGCGCGCCATGCGGCGAAAGGCTTAATAATGGCTATCGATGAAATACAGTTTAATCCAGAAATAAGTTACGGAGCCGTAGGCGGGGCTACCTTCTCGACTACGGTCGTCCCAATGGCTACAGGCTATGAACAGAGAAATCAGAACTGGGAGCGGTCGAAAGGGGCCTGGAAGGTGGGCCACAAATTAAAATTCGATACCGAGTTAGAAGACCTAATAGCCTTTTTCCGGGCAAGACGGGGCCGGGCGCGGGGCTTTCGCTTTAAGGACTGGTCAGATTATACCGCGACGTTGACTTCAATCGGTACGGGCGATGCGTCAGAGGTTGCCTTTCAATTAACAAAAACATACGCTGACGCCTCCTCCATAAATAATTATGAACGGACGATCACTAAACCCGTAGCGGGCACGGTGCATATCTTCGTTAGTACGGTCGAACAAACATTAGCCGTGGATTTCACTGTAGATACTACCACGGGGATCATTACGTTTATGGTGGCTCCGGTATTGTCGGCTCCTATAACGGCTACGTTTGAATTCGACCTGCCTGCCCGTTTTGATTCTGACGATATGGGCATTGATTTAGTGGCATACGATTTGTCCAGTTGGGACGGTATCCCGTTAGTTGAACTACCAGAGGGCACAATATGAAAACGGCGTCCGCTAATCTAACAGCCCATATTCAGCAGGACACAACCACTCTTTCTACTTGTTGGCGTATTAAGCGGGTGGATAACACTGTTCTAGCGTTTACTGATCATGATGTAGATATCCCTTATGATGCGATTACTTATAAAGCCGCTACAGGCTTTACACGCTCCGCTATTGAATCCAGTTTTGACCTAAGCATTGACAGCCTGGACATTCAGGGGCTATTTGATTCTGCCGAGATTACGGAATCCGACTTAAGAGCAGGCCTGTATAATGGGGCTACTATTTATGTCTTTATGATCAACTGGGAAACGCCCGCCGATGGCATAATTAAGATGCGCCGGGGAATTATTGGAGAGGTTAAATTAAAAAATGGAATATATGTGGCCGAGTTGCAAGGACTATCGCAATACTTATCTAATGAAATACTCGAACTATACACTACCGAATGTCAAGCCGATTTCGGGGACGCCCGTTGTGGATTCAGTGCGGCTGCCTTGGAGCAGTCGTCTACCGTGGTTTCCATAGACACGGCCCGTCAAGTGTTCACGGTGGCCGAGTCCATAGGCTCCGGGCATGCTGGAATCGATTTCTCCTTGGCCGGATTGCCCTCTTATGGCTATCGTTACGGTCAAATTGAATGGGTATCGGGCCTCAATACAGGCATTTCTCAAGAGTTAAAGTTTGCCGTTTCGGCCACCGCTACCTTTACGCTATATCTAAGCGCCCCGTTCACCATCCAAGCAGGTGACGCTTTCAATGTACAGGCCGGATGTGACAAAAGGTTTGCTACATGCCAATTTTTTAACAGACAAGATTACTACCGGGGATTCCCGGACATTCCCGGTCAAGACCGCTACTTAAACTACCCGGACGCGAGAGCCTAATGAATCAAGCACGAACTAATATTATTAGGGAGGCGCGCTTATTTATTGGCGCGCCTTTTAAGCATCAAGGCCGCACGATAGAGGGCATGGACTGCGTAGGGCTTATTATTGCCGTTGGGCATAATTTGGGATTGGTAAACGTGGATTTTACAGCCTACGAACGTTCACCACAGCCGGGGGAGTTCCTGGACGCTATCAGTAAATATCTAGTTCGGACGTCCGAACAAAAGCCGGGTAACATCTTAGTTTTATCGCTGCCCTTGTATCCTTCACATTTGGCATTTTATACAAAAGAGAATACAATAGTTCATGCTTCTTCTAGTAGAGGCCGTGTTATTGAAAACAGATTGTCTAAAGACTGGATGGGCCGCATTAAGTCTATGTGGACATTCCCCGGAGTAGATTAAATGGCTCAATTAGCAATGGCAATAGGCGGCGCTGCCGCTGGCGGCAAAGCATTCGGAGGTAAAGGCGCGCAAATAGGCTTTTTAGCCGGATCACTGCTCGGCGCGTGGCTATTTGCTCCTAAAACCACCGCCGAAGGCCCAAGGTTGGACGATTTGCGCGTCACCACGTCCACGTATGGGCAACCTATCCCTATCGGATACGGGACTGTGAGAACCCCCGGTAACTGTATTTGGTCAACGGACATCAAGGAGACTCGAAACAAAAAGAAGGTAGGCGGCAAGGGTGGGCCATCCGCTACACAAATATCTTATACTTATACTTGCTCTTTTGCGGTGGCCCTTGCTCATAGAGAAGCGTCGCACGTACTAAGAATATGGGCTGATTCAAAACTGATCTACGATGTGACCGCCGAAGCCGGGGACATTAACACAGAGGCCAATAAGGGTATTTTATTCAGGTCATACCTTGGCACAGAGACCCAAGAGCCAGACTCTTTGATTGAAGCCGAAAAGGGCATAGGCAATACTCCGGCTTATAAGGGCGTTGTTTATATCGTATTTGAAGATTTAGAACTGTCCGATTACGGTAATCGAATTCCATCTATTACGGCGGACATTGCCTTTAATGGTACTACAGCCCATTTAGCAACGGATGTAACGCCCTCAAACGCTAATTATTATTATCCGAATGGTGACTGCTGGGCAAAGGATAAGGCCCGCCCGTATCTTTGGGCGGCTAATCATCATCAATTAGTAAAATATAATATTATTACGGGGGCCGAAATAGCCTCTTGTGACCTGCCAGACCTCCTATTAGCATCCAGAATAGTTTTAGGGGCCGACGGTAGTCTATTTGCTCAATTAGGCAATACTAACGCAGCGCCCTTTTATAAGTTTGATTCTGAATCATTAAGCATTATCGGCGGGATTGGCCCGTCCTCCTCTGCTGTAAATTATTCTAGGTATATAAGTAATCTAAGTCATAGCGCCTCTGTTTATCTTCCGCAATTAAATGCAGATTATCCCGATATGCTTGCCGTGCTAACCCATTTCGGGAATAGAATAACCTTCCTGTCTCAGAATAGAATAGTTGATTTAACACTTACGCTAAGCAGCGCCCAAGTAGCGATGGTGTCTAACCCGTTGGGAGTCCCTGAGTTAGGCTATGAGGGGGATATTTTATTCTCTGAAATAGGCGGTTGGACAGGAAACCACGGTAACGCCCTATGTATTGATAAGAATGGTACTTTGTGGGTGGCAACAGGTGGAAAGGGCCTTATTAAAATAGTTATCAATAGCCGGGGGGCAGTGCTCGATTACGGTTATGTTGATAAATCAACTATTTATTATACGGCTGAATTTTTCGATTTATCGGCTGAGTTAATATATGCATTTAATTATATATGTTATAGCGCCGATGATGATTCTTTAATAATTGGGGCGAGTTCTACACAGTTAAGTTCAAATAGAACGTCCCTTCTTAAGTTTGATATTTCATCGGAAACTGTAACAGAGCGCTATATTTCGCCGGATAACTTAATCGGGGTAGCAGGCGGCGCCGGATATGGCAATTTTCAATATGGAATACAAAACGGTAAACTATTTTTAAGCAATTCTGGCACAAGTGTAATATTCAATCCGGCTACTTTTGAAGTAGAGGAAATATATGATGAGAATGATTGGGGAATAAAACACCGCTCCGGTTATTTTTTCGATGAACCGAGTCAATCTGTTTACCGGGCTATTAACGCTCTCCCTATTAATCTTGCTAGTAGAGAATGGTTGGATAGAGCGGCAGGCGCCCCGGAGTTGCTATCATCCGTAGTGGATGATTTGAGCGATAGAAGCGGGCTTGATTCAGCCCTGCTGGATGTATCCGCACTCACAGGGGAAACGGTAAGGGGCTATTTGATTAGTCAGCAGACAAGCGGGCGTAGCGCCATCGCTCCCTTATCAAGCGCCTTTTTCTTTGATGCTGTAGAGTCTGATTGGGTGTTAAAGTTTGTTATGGCCGGAGGGGCCAGCGTCTTTACAATTAATGCGGCTGATTTAGCCGCCCATCATTCAGGATCACGGCCCCCCGATTTAACAGAGGTAATTAATCAAGAAATCGAACTACCCCGGCAGGTATACGTTAAATATCAAGACGCCGATAACGATTCAGAGCCGGGGGAGGCTGTCTATGCACGTAGGGCAAACTTGCTGCAATCTAAACGCCGTCAAGAACTTAGTTATCCCATACTGTTAACCGGATCAGAAGCAAAGCAAATAGCCGCCGCTTGGATGTACCGCTTATGGGTATCTCAGAACGCCTACAAGTGCAACGTGTCGCAAAAGTGGCTACTACTCGACCCTACCGATGTAGGCTCCATTATTTATGATGGCATTACTTTTCCCGTAACATTGAACAATACAAAGTTAGGTTCTTTTGTAATAGATATAGATGCGGCCCAAGAGGACTCAATAGCGTATAATCAAACGATAGAGGGAGACTCTGGCAGAGACCAAGACGCCGGAGAAGTGCCAAGGGTATCCATTACGACGCCCCTATTATTCGATGTCCCCCTTTTACGAGACATGGACGCTGACGCTCTTAACGCGAGCATTCGAGTATATGGCGGCGTTATATCCTACTCTACCGATTGGCGGGGTGCCTCTTATTTCAAATCAAAGGACGGCGCTTCCTTTTTAGATGTGCTGTTCTTTGGGGCCGCTGAAAATGTAGAGTATGGTCATTTAACAACAGATTTAACGGCCTCTAATTGGGGAACGTGGGACAGATTCAGATATTTCTCTGTTAAGATGGCTAACGGTTCTCCAGAATCGGCGACCGAGTTAGCCGTATTGAATGGAGCCAACGCTGCTTTAGTGGGCAATGATGCGGATGGTTTTGAACTGATTCAGTTTGCCACTGTGACCGATCAAACGGGCGGTATCTACAAAATAGAAAATCTACTCCGTGGACGCCGTGGCACTAACAATGAACAGGCTCATAACATTGGCGCGCTTTTTATTCTACTTACTGAGGAGACTATAAAACGTTTTGATCTTGACCTGGATGCTTTGAATGCTACTCGATATATTGCCGCTTCCACGATTGGCGCCGTAATTGATAATACACAATCACTGAGCCGCACTGTGACGGCCAAGAGCCTGAAACCTTGGTCTCCCGCCAATGTGTTGGCTACATGGGATGATCCGGCGACGGATGACATATCGGTCACATGGGAAAGACGAACGCGCTACGGGGGAACGTGGCTTAATGGAATAGGCACAGTCCCCCTCAATGAGGCAGCGGAAGAGTACTCTATAGACGTTCTTAACGCTTCGGGCGTTGTGGTTAGAACGGTGATTGATTTGACTTCGGAGGCTTGGACATATACCGACGCACAACAAACTATTGATTTCGGTAGCCCACAGACTGAAATTAATATAAACTTATATCAGATAAGCGCTATCGCTGGGCGCGGATTTGTGGCGGATGTTACACTGAGGGAAGGGTGATTAAATGGCAACCGAAACGACTAACCTAGAAATAGCCCATATTCAAGAGGGCCAGAATCAAAAGGAAGTTACCGCAAATGAGGCGTTTGATATACTGGACGGCGCTATTGCAGGAATGGCTACTCTTGATCTTACGGGGGAATCTGGCGATTACACGCCGGATAGTGACTCATTAATCAGAGCGATGGTACTACGAATATCCGGCGCATTGGCCGGGGCGCTTAATCTCATTGTTCCTGATAATCGTAAAATTTATATGGTTTTGAACAATGCCACTGGTTTTGACATTACCGTTAAAACAGCGGCAGGAACAGGGATAACGCTTTCCACTACGGACGCCCAATTTTTATATTGCGACGGGACGAATGTAGTCGCCGTGTCCTCCTTGGGTTCTACGGGCGCCTCTCAGGCGATAGAAAAGACAGCCGCATGGTTAACAGGGCTTGGAGGAACTACTGTTCAGCCCATTGGGGCTAACATAGATTCGGCCACAGCGGAGGCCTACTGTGACGGAATACGGCTTAGAAGGGGATCAGGCAAGGATTATCAAGTTACTGAATCAGTGCCCGCCTCTGGTAATTTTGATCAATTAACGCCGGAATATAACGACGCAATGCCAGCAGGATCAAATATAGAATTACTATACTACGTATAAGGATGATATAAAATGACGAATCGTTTTTACACTGGATTAATCTTTATTTGTGCTTTATTAGGATTACTTTTTGTTGCTTTATTTTCAGAGGCGCAGGTTTCTAGACGGCTTTGGCATGGCAACGCCAATGTTGGCGGAGATTGGGACGTCTACGGCGGCAATGGCTCCACGGCTCAAAAGTTCTCTGCCACAACCACCATTAAAGCGGCTACGATGATTTTAGGCGCTTCGGAAGTCGAAATCAACATCCCGGTTCTGTCCGCTTCGATGGACGGGTACGGGCTTTTGTTTAATTCAACGGTTAACGATATAGCATTAAGAGAGATTATTTTAGCCGCTTTGGATGATATCACCAACGTAACCACTTCCACTAAAGCGGAGGGCGACGTCCTCTACTGGAATGCTTCTGATTCGGTATGGTCGGCCACTCCTCAAAGTTCAGGCAGCGGCGGGGCTACCACTTTAGATGGTCTTACAGATACCGCTCTTATTGCTCCGGCCTCCGGGGAGTACCTACAGCACAACGGGACAGCATGGTTTAATCATCCATTTAATCAGGCCTTGACCGATGTTAATGATGTGGTTATAGCGGCCCCTAGTGATAATGATGTTTTAACCTACGACAGCGCCACTGGGCAGTGGTCAGCGGAGGCGGGCGGCGGTGGTTCAACCACTTTAGACGGCCTTACAGATACCGCCCTTATTTCCCCGGCCTCCGGGGAATATTTACAGCATAACGGCGTAGCATGGTATAACCATATATTTAATCAGGCCTTGACCGATATTAATAATGTGGATATAACGGCCCCTAGTGATAATGATGTTTTAACCTATGACAGCGCCACCGGAAAATGGACAGAAGCCGCCGGAGGAGCGGGTAGCGGGGATAATCCTTACTCAATAGTAGCGCAATCGGACTCCCCTTATGCGGCTATTGCTGATTATGTTTGTGACGGTACGGCGGATAATGTGCAAATTCAAACTGCCATCGATGAACTTAACGGCGGGGGCCGTGTCATGGTGTTAGAGGGCACCTATAACATGGCGGCTATTGTATTATGCACCACGGACAGCGTGACGCTTAGCGGCGAAGGACAGGGCACTCGGTTTATACGTAAGTATAACGAAACCGGGGGAACGATAGGCTTTCTGTATATGATGGGGGATGCGAACGTCCTTAGAGATTTCTATGTTTATGGTGGGGCGGCTACCTATACGGACACGGATAATGTGGGCGTTACCATAGGCGGTAATTATAGTAGCATTTACAATGTTAATGTTGAAAATACCAAAGGCGCGGGGCTCGAATTTGCATCGGATTATGGCTTAGCCTCTAATTGCCATTTTTCGGATTGCTCAACCACTTTAGGGGCGATAACCCTAATAGCGTGCGATTATTCCTTAATTATAAACTGTTCCTTTTATAACGGCCCTAATTACGGGGCGTACATAGAAGCAGGCGCGAATTACTGTTCTTTTATACACTGCTCCGCTGTCTCGAACGCCGATGACGGCTTTTATATAACATCGGGTAATTATGTTAACGTAATCGATTGCTTTAGTTATGATAACACGAGCGGAGGGATATTTCAAAACGCTGACTATGGAATAGTAAGTAATTGCGTTTCGGATTCGGATAGCGGATTCGGAATTAAAGCAAGTGGTGTTCATAATATGATTACCCATAATCAAATCATAGACACTTTAGCCGGGTACGGTATTCAAATAGACACGAGCGCGGCGGACGCGAGCATATCAGGAAATACTATTTATAATGTTGCGTATGACGGTATTTATGCGGGCAATGCGGGGCACAGGGCTTTTATTTCAGATAATGAAATAACAACCACGGGGGATAATGGCATAGAAATAAATAATTCCACCGATGCGCATATAACGGCTAACATGATATCGGGGGCGGCTGATTATGGAATTTCGATAGGCAATTATAATGAAGGCGTAGACCGGGCCTTAATTGTGGCAAATCTTTTCTTGGATAATGGGAACGCCTCCACCGATGCGGACATTTTTTTAATGGCTACCGATGACACTATAGTAAAGGATAACGTTTTTTATTCAGATACGCCAGATTATGCCATAATTTTAGATGATGATGTGGGCGATCCATGCGACAGATTGATATTGAACGGTAATATTTATAAGGGATCGTACACCGAAACCATTCACGAGAACACGGGCCATGATAACTTACCGTCTCGCGTCTTAGGACACCAAATGTTAGGGAGCCAATTAATCCTTTCGTCGTCCGATGTCGCCACGGTGGCCGGGTTTGCTATAGAGGGCGTAACGACTACCATTTCATCGGCGGCATATCAATTTGAAACCAAGAACTCATACCAAAACATTAGCCTTGCCGCTGATTACGTGTTCTCTTCAACGCCTATCATTCTAAAGGCCCAGCATGACGGGCAGATTTTGTATTTACATAACTTGAGCGACTTTGTAGCGGAATTCCCTTCCATTGATACTAGATCGGGCTCCGGCATAGAAGCAGGCGGGGGGAGCACTTCGCTACAGCCTCATTCAACTATTACTTTCTTTTTTAACGGAGCCGAAAATAATTGGCTGATTCAGTCACACCCCAACACGTCTACAGACCCTTCGGCCCTGCTATTGGACGTGCGAAACAGTAGCGGAACCTCCATTGCGGCAGGTCAACTCGTGTACATGGCCGGATACAATACCGGGTTGAACCGAATAGAAATAGAATTGGCAGATTACGACGCCGGATTTACACCGGCGATTGGTATAACATTTGCCGCCATCGCGAATGGAGGTCGCGGTCAGATTATATGGGGAGGCCTGTTAGCCGATCAAGTAGACACTTCTGCCTTTTCTACCAATGATGCGCTATACTTAAGCAACACTCCTGGAGCGCTGACAGATACGCCACCATCGGCGGGAATGGCACCCTTTGCACGGGTGGTCTATAGTAGCGCAACCGTTGGTAAAATAATCGTCGTTGGGGCGGGCCTTGATTAAGAAAAGGAATATAAACCGTATGCCGCTTAATGAGGAATTAATAAAATTTCAGCAGCAAACGCAAGACGATCAACTACGAGATATCTACTCTAAGTTATGGACAATACATGAGGATGTGTCGGCGTTGAAAGTAAAAGCGGGCTTATGGGGGGCGGCAGGCGGTTTTTTAACTGCCGTCGGCGCCCTAGTTATTTATGTCTTAAAAGGAAAAATGTAAACACAAAAGAAGGCCCCACAAATGGAAAAGACCTACATCATAAACGACGTCTATATTACTCTGCAATACGATCATGAATTACATGCCGCTGCCGCTGTTACCATAATGAAGGCGCTAGAAACGCTCAAACCAAAGCGTGCTGTTAATGATGTTGATATGCTAGACTCTGGCTTTTCAGAAGCCGTCAAAAAGACCTTAAAAGATTGTGCAAGTAAGGGCTATGTATTTAAGCCTTATTGCGCCCTCCGCTCTATCTATGACCAAGCCCGCCTATGGAGGCAATCCCGGCCCACGTCGGAAATTGAAAGAGTAACCCGTAAGATAGAAAGAAGCGCCCCCTTCGTGGCGTCCGTATTGCGAGCAGTTGGCGCGCAACATGGCCGCTGGGCAACTAACGCCCTACCCGGTCAAAGTTGGCATCAATGGGGGTTAGCCGTGGATTGCTTTCTGTGCTCTGATTCAGGCTCCGCTATTTGGTCTTCAACGCATCCCGGCTATGCCGTGTATGCAGAAGCCGCCGTCGCTAACGGCCTGATTTGCGGGTATAACTGGTCACGAAAGGATAGCGTTCATCTTCAACAACCAGCGGGTACGGTAAATGATTTGTACTCATGGTCTGAAATTGATAACGCGATGAAACTAAGGGAGGGATAATATGATATTATTCGTCACTCCCGCTGTTGATGAACTACACGGAGCGTTAGAAGCAAAGACCCTGACAGGCTTAAATCAACTGGATGACGTCAAATATGTAAGCATAGGCGACGTCGGACGGGAAGACCTTAAAGCATACAGGGCCATCGTTACAATAGGATGGAAGCCGCGAAAGGGCTTTATCGCGTTAGGCGCTAAAGCCCGCATCTTCGGCAAGCCATTTATTACCATTTCCGACGGCTATATTAAACGCCCCGTGGATTCATTGCCGAGATATTCTTCCGGGTATTGGGCCATTTCGCTGAATGCCCTTAACACATACTCAGAAGCGCCCTTCTCAGAATGCCCGCCGGATAGATGGCAGGCTCTACACGTTGAACTAAAGCCCTGGATGTCCACGGGTAGTAGAATCCTTGTGGCGCATCAACACGGGGCGACGGGGGAGCCGTTCAAGCGGTTATTGAGGTTATAACATGTGGACAGCCCTGGAAATGATCCATTTTATAGAGCAGTACCAAACGGGCGGTAGAACAGCCTTACAACTCCGCACAGCGGTCTTGAAGCGTAATGAATATAATCCTACCGACTTTGTTATTAGCCAATTAAACAGGCGTAATGTTGAATGTTTGTTAGCCGTGTATGGCGATGTTGAAACCATGAGGCAACGGACAGAGGACTTTTTATATTTCTCTCAATACGCTCAAATACCAATGGCAGATATGTTTTTCAGATTTCTAACCCGGTTAGACTGGGCGCGGATATCTGAAAAGATAGACATAATAGAACAGGAGATAAAATACCATGCAACAGGATCAGACGAAAACAGCGTTACAATCAAAGACGATTAAGGGGGCCATATCTGAAATGGTCTCCACCGCCGCCTTAGTGGGAGTGTTCTTCGGTCTTGACCTTGACGGCGAAACACAGGCCGGGATCACTAACAATCTAAATGCCTTATGCGTGGCTGTATTGGCCCTATGGCAAACAGTTAATCAATTAATCGTTGTGTACGGACGAATGACGGCCAAGACCACTATTGCCAAGAAAGGCCAAGCATAAAATGCTTAATATAATCGGGTTTATCGTAGCATCCAGCGCCCTCTATTTATGTATGAGTAGCACTCATCCTGTAGCAATGGTGGGCGGTTCTATAATGGGCGGATTCTGCGCGGTGTTCGCGGTGGGCTGTTTACGGCAATGTAAAGGCATGGGCCATGCACAGAGCGGTTAGGAAAGAGGGGTTCTATTAGCGGTCTGCATGCTATTCGTGCTGATCGGCCTATTAGGGTGCGCCGCATCGGAGAAGACGGACACGGTATCAATCAGCGGCTTTCATCTTTTGATCATATCGGATTTGTCCACAGATAGCGTCATGTCAGCCCCTGGAAACGTAGTGGAGGCCGAATTCCCTGTTGAAGGAATCCCCATAGCGGGCGCATGGCAACAAGGCGGGATCATGTCGGCCAATAATGTGAACATCCGGTGGCACTATTGTAATCGAGCGCGGTTTGTCTGGAAACGTAGGGGTAAACGTACCGGAGGCCTTAGAGAGGATGTACAAGGCCACATCGCACCCCTTCGGCAATATCACTGTTGACGGCGGATCAGCCATGCAGGAGCATATAGACGATTAAATAAAAAATGGGGCGAGAAACTGAGTTTCTCGCCCCCATAACTTCCACCTGCCCTTAACTCTGTTTCAATATTCCAAACTCTTTTCTTAAAAAATACCCAATATAGCAGGGTATTTTATGCGTTTTATTTCGTGTCCATTTCCACACAGCCTGTTTAGAAACTTCGATACCGTGTTTACTCAATAATTCAGAAAAAGAATGCGTGTTGCACCCAAGGTCAGTAATGGCTTTTTTCAATTCATCCACAGTGTTTATTTGATTTTGGCTTTCCATAGTATACTTAGTTTACTTATATTTGGTCAGCGTGTCAAGTAATATTTATTTTTATCCTCAATCCACGTTTTGCTTTTATGTTCAACCGCTCCCTATAATGCACACGTAGGTATGTTTTAATAATAAGGATTTGTAGTATTGAAAAAATCCCGTTCCACTACTGATTATGTGCTGTGTCAATCACCCACCTATCAAGTTATGTTTTAACTACTAGTTATTATTGAAACTGTTCCCGTGCGCATTATAGGATGACACGGCAAATATTGCCGCATCAAAGATATTTGCAAAATAATCAAAATAAAAGTTGACAACGTGGATTATCCATGTAAACTAAGTTTAGTGGATCATTAGAATTAAATCGGATGGAGGTAATTAATAATGGAATTTGTTTTATTAGGAATGGCCCTAGTGGTCGTCGTCGGAGTAGTTCACGTAGTGGTAGGATTTTTTGTTTCCAAGGAGGAAGGGCCATGATTGAGTATGTAGTGATATACACGACCGCCGCTCTTATTTGTGCTGGTTTAGGCGTCGTGGCCTACAGCCTGTTTAAGTTTGATCTTATTCGGTGTTCTTGCGGCGCGCGGTGGCCCTCTAAGGATTTGCAGAGGTGTTCTGTTTGTAGAAAAACGGTTTGCCCAAACTGCCAGCACTATCCAAAGTCCCTTACGGGCGTTGTTGTATGTGATGATTGCATCCCATATTATGACGGAGGGGAGAGGCCCGCGAAAGTAAAAGAACAATGATTGATTTTATTGTAATAGGTACGTTTCTTATTGGGGCCGCGACGGTCATTATATTCCTTGTAGAGGGGGCCGTTTGGCTTGGGCGCTCTTATAAAATTACACGAAAGGAAAAGAATAATGATTGCTACTGATTACATCGCTTTAAGCATATTTATAGTAATGCAGATAGGCGTTTTATTTATCATTTGGATTTGCTATTACTTAACCCATCCAAAGGATGGGCGCTATTTGCTTAGTCTAAGGCCCTTTCAGTTGAATCGGCGGTGTGATTGCGGCGCGGTGCATCCATATAAAGCCGTCAGACCTTGCGTTATATGCGGAGAATTAATGTGCCCTAATTGTTATCAAGGCATGGTAAGCACGTCCTCCGCTGCTTTATGCTCTATAAAATGCGCGCATGGGAAGTTCGGGAGTTTGCCGCGAAATGAATAATGACCCTTCCGGCAGTTGATAAAGCCTTATGCAAATCAATGTAATTGGGCCGTTGATTGCGGTAAAATATAACTGTTAGACTTAAGCGGAGGCTGTAAAATGAGGGCATGTGATTTCTGCACTACTACAGATGAATTCGACACTATACAGGCCTGTATTTATTGCGGGGCCAGTATATGCAGTAATTGTTCGCACATCCCGGAAACATTGGGAGGGTATGACCTATGCCCTGAATGTGCGGAATACTACGACGAGACTTTTAGAATTGAACTATCCGAATTAGACGAAGAGGACTACAGCAATGACTAAAGAATGGCGGATTGATTGGGAGCCTTACGAACATCAAAAAGAAGCCTTTAGGCAATCATGGAATAAAAAGGCTTTCATGCTACGAATGGGCGTTCAAACGGGCAAAAGTGCGGTGGCCCTGCTGAATGCGTCTCGTTTGGCTTTCCTTAATCATATTAATGGACTGCTCATAGTGGCCCCCTCTGGAGTTCATCGTAAATGGATATTGGAAGAGGTAGCCAAGTTTTGGCCGGGGTGCGTACCGCACAAGGCGGCATGGTGGGCGTACAGTATGCGTGGAGAAGATTCAAATAATTTTATTGATGCGTTGAACACAAAAGACTTTTCCATAATTTCTTTTAACATAGAGGCATTTTCGGCGGCTTCAAAGCGGGCCGAAAAGATTGTTCGAGAATGGCTGAAAGATCACAAGGTAATGTTCGTGTTGGATGAATCGCATCAAATCCAATCTCCGGGGGCCGCGAGAACAAAGACGCTTAATCGATTAGGCAAATTGGCGGATTTCCGCCGCACCCTGACAGGGACAGCGGGACAGCCCATACATTATTTTACACAATATAATTGGTTATGTGGCGGATTATTGGGCCATTGCTTCACTAAATTTAAAGATCATTACGTTGAGCAATTTGCCCTACCTGGAAAGACGGATAGACGGGGACGCCCTATTATAATTCCCGCTACCGACAGTCAGGGCAAAATAAAATATAAATATTTGCATGAGTTGAAAGAGAAAATAGCCCCATACACTTACACCATTCATACTGAAGAGTGCAACGACTTGCCGCCCTGCCTGTATGGTAGAATCCCGGTTGTCCTGAGCGGGGCGCAAAAAGAACTTTATAGCGACCTCAAGAATTCCCTACTCGTGGAATTCCACGGAAAGGACATAAGCGCTCCCCAAGCCATTCAAAAGTGCACCCGATTGCGCCAAGTGTTGGGCGGATATCTGCCGGATGAGGCGGGCATTATGTGGCCTATCAATGTAGTTAATCCACGGATAACGGCTTTGCTAAGTAAGATTGAAATTTTGGGGGGCCAAGTTATCGTATGGGCTTCTTATCGGGCAGAGATAGAGGCTATAAGGGACGCCTTGGCCGCTGAATATGGCGGTGGGCAGGTTGTAACATATTACGGCGGATCAGATAAGCGAACGCGCGACGCAGACAGGCAGAAATTTCAAGAGGGAACAGTCCGTTTCCTTGTGTCGAACCCTGCCAGCGGGGGAATAGGCTTCTCTCTATATAACGCTAATCAGATGATTTTTTTCTCCAATGGGTACAACCTTAAAGAACGCTTACAGGCGGAGGGGCGTATTTTAGCCGCAAAACAACAGGCCCATCATTGCTTATTTTTAGATATGGCGGCGGCGGGCACAATAGACGAAAAGATTATTGAATCCTTGTTAAATAAGTTTGAAGTGGAATCAGAATTAACAGGCCGTAAATTGGAAGGGTGGTTAAAATGCCAGAAAGAGGAATAGGGGAACGGTATCAAGGAAACGTCGAAGCCCTTGCCGAGTTAGACCGCAACAATAGCGCTTTTATGAAAGATCATTTCGCCCTGTTGCAGGAAATTGAACGACTCAAAAAGGAGAAAAATGAATTTCCTTTAGTAACCGAAAAGGATAGAGTGCAGAAATTGCGGTATATTAAAACATTGGAAGAGAAGAACAGCCACTTGTTAAGCGAAAACATGCGCCTTAAAAATGAGAACTCAAGGCTCGAAGCAGTGGCAAGAGAAAGGAGGAAGTAAATGCAGACTTATGTATCACACGGGATGCGTGTAAAAAATATATATCGCTGTGCCCTGTCCAATGGACGATGGGAAACAGGCGACACGGCCCGTGATATTTACGCAACAAGTAAGGGGGAGGCCGAGAGGCTCTATAGAGTCCAGATGCGCGGTAAAGTGCATGTGCTTGATCCAGTACTAGTAACATTGACGGAGGGCAGCAAGCAGCATGACTAAAATAATCATCGATGTTGAAACCAACGAGATTATAGCCCGTGTAGAGCATGATTTGATTGAGGCGGAGGAGGTCATTATAAGAGAAAAGCGGTATACCGTTGTTCTTAAGGTGGCGAAATATGATCAAATTACTTTTGATGATAAAGACGCCCCCGATGATCTTTTCCGGTTGGACGAACTATGTTTTTACGTTAGGTCAAAGGAGTAGAAATGCCTAAAAAGATAGTCAATATTGAAACCCAAGAACAAATTACCCTAGTATTCGGGGACTTTCCGAAAGAGGGCGACGTCGCTATAAATGGTATTTTATATGCCATTGTAGCGGCAATCCCTCATTATAAATCGCCCACATACGACAAGGCGGATACCGAGTTAGGCCGCAAAGTTAGTGCTGAATTTGTGGAAGAACAAATATATGTTATGCCGAAGGCGTCCACGATTGAATATGCGAAGCCCCTGTCGGAAAGCGTGACGCTGAATGAATATATTATAGCGGCCCCGGATGGCGCGCCGCTCCCTAACCCGGAGCATTACGTAGTTATGGACTGCTTTGGCTTTAATGAAATGCGCTTAGCCCTAAAGAATTTTGCGGATATGCTAAGTGGCTCTGGAGACAGCGCCAAGATGCAATATGCCGAAGCGATTCGGCTACAACTAAGAGACAAATAAAACGTCGGATTGATTCGACTACAACCAAGGAGCAAGTAGAATGTCAAACGATACCACTGTAAACGGGGGAGCGCCTAACGCCACAGCGGCCCCTCTTGCCGCAAAGGACGACCGGGCCATAACAAACATTTTAACGGGAAGTAGTCAAAATAATGCCAACTTGGCAAACCTTTTCGTTAAAATACGGAACCTGGAATCCCGCTTAGTAGGCCCCCCGGAGAACGACCCACCCACTCCTATAATGGTAGATACCATCGGGGATGTTTCGCTGTTATCATTGATTCAAAACAGCCAAATTGAAGCAATGGAATATATATCTATCATGGATACCATTGTTAACCGAATGATGCAACAAGTTTAAGGATTTAAGCGGTGCGCCGATTGACGTAATATGAAAGGCTTTATCTCATGGCTGACGAAATACGTACAGTAACAATAAGTGACGAACTATACCAGCGGTTAAGCGCAAGGGTACTTGATGACGGGCTAACCATTGATCAAGACGCCGGGGCCTTACTCACAAAGCAACTTGATAATGTAGCGACTGCCTCTAATACTTTAGTTGCGGCGCTGAATCGAGACGCACAGGAACGGGGCCTTACTTTGGACGATATCGCGCGGGCAATAAATGCCATACCCTTGGGAACTGCTCCATCCCTGGAATCTGCCGTTTCGTAAGTCAAACCGCTTAGAGGAGTAGGTTTAATCCATGAACGTACACCAAGCATTTCAGCAGTTAATAACGTCATATCACGAGAAAGCCGCCGCTGTAGAAGTGGCAGAGGAGGTGTTAAAGGAAGCAAAAGCGGCCTTGGCCGATATTGAATGTGACATGTTGCCCTCTTTAATGGATTCATTAAATATCACTAGGTATAATGGTGACGGTGTAAACATACAGGTTAAGTCAGATTTTTCATTATCCTGGAAGACGGGTGACGAAACAGCCGCTACTAAATGGTTAATAGTGCACGGCCATTCAAACCTACTAGAATCTACGGTAAGCATTGGCTTTGTAAAAGAAAAACATGCTAACGCTGTTCAACTGCAAAAACGATTATTAGACATGGGCTATTCTTCCTCATTGGATAGCACGATAAACACTTCGTCATTAAAGGCGGCGTTGCGCAAAGACTTAAAGCAAGGCGTGGACGTGCCCTTTAATATATTCGGTGCCAGTCCTTGGCGCCGGGCCATCTTAAAGACTAAGAAAGAGAGTCAAGATCAATGTCAAAGAAAACCGAAGATTTCACAAAAAAGGATGTTGAAGCCACTACAGCCGCTAAAGAAGAAAAAGGGGCTTTATTGGCTAAGGGCACATACACGGCCCCGGCCATTCCGGCGGGAATCGATTTAGGCGCATCCGCCAAACATGCCACTAAAGAAGTAATTGAAATGGGAGATCAAGCGCTTCCTTGGATTAAGGTAGCGCAAAAGACTACTCCGCAATTGGACGACGTAACCGGGATATATGCAGGCCTGGAATTCGGCGACTTTTTTAATTCTTCCGGCAAGATATGGAAAGGTAACGAAGGCTTTACTTTTATACCGATCTTTTATTCTCGTACCGGGATTGAATGGGAACCGCGTAATCAGGGCGGCGGCTTGGTTATGGATCATGGCTTACAGAACTTTAAGGAATTGATCAAAACCTGTCATCGAGCCGAGAATAAAAAGGTTGCCACTGTTCTTCCTAACGGCAATGATCTAATTGAAACGGCCTACTGGGCCGGGATGATTGTAGGAGAAGACGGCAGCGTTGAGCAGGCTATTATAGCCATGTCTTCCACGTTCTTGGCCGTGTCCAAAGAATTAAATACAAAGATTATAAAATTCAGGGTGGCCGATGAGGAAAATTATATCCGCTGGGCGCGACCTTGGAAAGTAACCACGAGGAAAGATACTAATCCCTCCGGTACTTGGGCCTTGCCTGTATTCGCCCCTGTTTTACGAGAAGATGGAAGCACAGTCCATACGTTCGACCTTACCAAGGGCGTCGAAATATGGAAAGAATGTGATATTCTCGCCGGAGAATTCCAGAAAGGTTTTATTGTCCAACCGGATAGCGTTGAATCTAGCCCTGTCGCAGATGAGAATAACACCGCCGTAGACAATGAAAAATCGCTTTACTAGGCGGACGCCATGCATGACCAATTAAGGGGCCTTTTTGAAGGCTCACAAGCGAATCACGGCGCAACCGATCTTACAGGCGGCGTCAACGAAAAGGGTAAAGCAGAATGCCGCTCCTACACTGTTGTAGGGGCGGCGCCCCTTGAAACATGGAAACATCATTTTTCCGGGGGGTGGCCCAGTTTGGGCGCTATACCCTTAATGGATGACGGACACCATATTAAATTCGCGGCTATTGATATCGATGTTTATAAAGATTTAGATTGCGCCGCTATCGAAAAGAAATTACTCGACAAATCAATCCCCGGTGTTATAACCCGGTCGAAATCCGGCGGGGTGCATGTATGGTTTTTCTTTGATAAGCCCGTTCCCGCCAAGCCTATTATTGCTAAGTTAATGCAGATAAGCGCCTACTTGGGCTACGGAGGTTCTGAAATATTCCCACCGACGGGAGAACGACTCAAAGGGCATGACGTGGGCCACTGGATTAATCTTCCATTCCACGGTAAGGAAAGACAGGCCTTTATACAAGGTAAAGAACAACCATTCAAGGTATTTTTAGCGGTTGTTACTAAGAAGAAAATAACTAATCAGGCCCGGTTTTTGTCACTCGATACGGGCCTAAAAGCGGATTCTCGATTTGCAGATGGCCCGCCCTGCTTACAAAGACTTGATGCGGAGGGTGTACAAGAGGGCATGCGTAATACTGCTATGTTTCAATTCGCTCTTTATTTCTATATGAAGTTTCAAGACTCTTTCGATGTTCCATTAATGGAGTACAACGCCGATTTAGTGGAGCCGTTACCCTCTGGAGAGATTCAGCGGATAAGTGAATCAATGGCTACCGGGGGCGATTCCTATCATTACACATGCCAAAAGGAGCCGCTGTGCTCTCGATGTGACCGAAAACTATGTATTCAACGTCCCTTCGGTATTGGTAAAATGCAAGGCGTACCGCTGCAAGGCGTGACCATTGGCGACGTGACGCACCTAATGACGGAGCCTGCTATTATTATCGTAGACATGAACGAAAAGCGCATCCAATTGCGGGCCGGGTTTGATACGCTCATGTCACAAATTACTATGCGTAAATTATGCGCGGAGTTCTTAGGCATGTATCCGGGGAAAGTGTCCGCTAAAGCGTGGGATGATTTTATAGATTCCATTGTTGCTCGAAAAAGCGTTATAACTGTCCCGAAGGATGCGACACCGAAAGGAATGTTCATTGAATATCTGAAAGACTTTATTGCTAAGCGGTTAACCAAGGATAAAGAGCAGTTATTATCAAGCAATGTGTATCAAGATGATGAGAATAATATACATGTTTGCCTTAAGGACATCCGGGCCTATGTTAAGCGGGAGGGCTTTACTCTTCTTACAGAAGCCGAAATGGTTAGCGTGTTGCACGACCTAGGAGCGTCCAGTGTTAGAATGAGGCTGAAAGGGAGGACTATTAGCGCTTGGATCATTGATCCTGGAAGTCTACAGGATGAGGATTTCGACGTAAAATCTTTTGAAACTAACTATTAAGAGGGCCAATGCTTATTAAACAGATTAAAAGTTTTTTTCTATGGTTGCGCCGACGGTGTCCATACTGTGAAGAAAAACACCACGGCAGGCTAATGCAGTGTGAATCATGCGGGGAAATAATTTGTCCCGAATGCGCTGTTGACGAAAACGGGCTGTATATATGCGAAAAAGAATCCTGCCAGAATGCTTTTGAAGGACGGTGGACGAATGCAAAGGATAACTTAAAATGAATACTCTGTTTTTTGACACAGAAACAACGGGCACTATCAATTTCAAAGCAGATGAATATGATCCCTGTCAACCTAACTTAGTGCAGTTGGGCGCCGTGCTGCTGGACGTGAAAGATAGCGGGTACAAGGAACTGGCTAGAACGTGCCTTTTGATGGAGCCGAATCTGTTCGATTCCATCCCGGAGCGCGCAACGGAGGTTCATGGAATTACTGTCGAAGATTGTAAAAACGGCGGAATAAGCCCCTACACTGCATTAAAGATGTTTGATGAATTGCTCGCCAATACGGAGCGTGTAGTCTGTCATAACGTTAAATTCGATACGCAGATTATGCGGATTGCATCGCGGCGGTTGGGCAATAATTTGCCCGAATTCCCCGGAGATTGTTTTTGCACGATGGAAGCCTACACCCCTTTATTAAAACTCCCCGGCAGATACGGCTATAAATGGCCCCAATTGGTAGAATTAACCGAGCACTGTTTCCCCGGTAAGACGTTCAATTTCCATAATGCGTTGGCGGACGTGGAGGCCACCATTGCCGTTTACTTCGCCCTGCCGGAAAAGTTGCGACAATGGCAGTAACTAAAGAAACCTTTCTTAAATTCAGTAAAGCGGCGCTCCCTCTCGTAGTAGAACGATATCTCAAAGGGTATGGGGGTTATTTCGAGTTGAGCGTCGCACTAGACAAGTATCAAAAGGCTGTGGAAAAAGAAGAGGAGCAAATCACTAATGAGAGCGATAGACCTATTTTGCGGATGCGGCGGGCTGTCCCTAGGAATTCAGCGGGCCAATATTACTATAAGCGCGGCATGCGACAACAACAAAGACGCCGTAGCAACGTATCGGGCTAACTTTGATCATCCTTGCCATGAGGTGGATTTGTCTTCCTGCTTATCCGTTGCGTTAGACTATAGCATGGTGGATATGGTTATAGGCTCTCCACCTTGTCAGGA